TAAACGATAATGCTTACCAAGATATGTTCAAAAAAGAACTAGACAAAGCTGGTAAAGGTATCGGCGGTATGTCACCAAAAGAAAAAAAAGATTTCTTTAACAAGATTGATAGTAAATACAAAGCAAAATCAGAAGCTAAAGTAGATGAGTTGACAAAGGCTCAGGAAAAACTTCCACCAGCTTTACAAAAAGCTATCAAAGATAAAGAAACAAAAAAAGAAGATTTAGGTAAAGAAGACGACAGTATAGTTAAAGCTGTAGTAGGTCAATTAAAGAAAGCTGTTAAAGCTCACGATGGTCAAGCGAAAGATTTAGAAAAAGCTATGAAGACAGAAGCTGATCAACATGGTGATGAGATCAATGACAAGAAAAAAGAAGCTTCTAAAAAGGGTGATAAAGAACCTAAAAAACTTCAAGCTGATTCGGGTTCAAAGTTGACAAAAGTTGAGACTGAACCTAGTGTTGATTACAAAAACTAGAACATTTAAAGAACATCTATAAAATACCTGTTGACAGATCGTCAATAATGTGTTATATTTAAGTACACTATGAGAAAAGATTTACCAAGAATATACCTAGATATGGACGGTGTTCTTTGTGACTTTGGTGCGGCGATAAGAAAGGCCACAGGAAAGTCGAAGAACGACTGGATAAAGATTCCTAGTAATAGAAAATGGGATACTGTCATAGACACTCCTAAGTTTTGGGAAAATATGCCATGGAACACACCTGGTAAAACTCTTTACAATTTTGTTAAGAAATACAACCCTCACATACTATCAGCTTATTTAGAAAAGACATTTGACCCTAACTGTATTCCAGGTAAAGCTGCTTGGTGTAGAAAGAATTTAGGCATGTCAGGTGCTAAAGTTAATCTAGTAAGAAGACGAGACAAACAAAATTTCGCTATGAACGCAGGTCAACCAACTATTCTTATTGATGATTATGACAAAAATACATCACAATTCAAATCTAAAGGTGGTATAGGTATCACTTTTAAGTCAGCCTCAAAGGCTATATCTGAGCTTAAAAAACTAGGCTTCTAATCTTATAAATATATACAATAATAACAAATCAAATAGTCGTAGATTTAAAGCGACTAGATTTAAAAGGAGAGATATATGTCTTTATGGGGAAACGATATTAAACCTAAAAACTTGACAACCGCAGAGAAAAAAGAAGTCTTTGCTAACACAAAAGGTTGGGTAAGAGAAGCAGGTTCAGTATTATCCGGAAACGGAAACACAAGCGCAGATCCAGAAGTATTAGTAGCATTAAGAGGATTGAATGTGAAAATGGGAACTGCAAACATTACAGAAATAGAATTTATATCAACAGCATTTGATAAATCAAATGGTGGTAACATTGATGTTAGAGTTAGATTTAACGAGCCAGTTACAGTAACTGGAACGCCAAGAGTTTCTATCACTAACGGTAACCAAGGTACTGGCACAGGTAGAGGTCCGCACTTAGCGAACTACTTATCAGGATCAACAACTAACGAACTAGTATTCAGATGTACAATTGCGGCAAATAACGCAGCAACAAATGCAGATGATGTTCTAGTAATTGGTGCTAACGCAACTGCATTAAACAGTGGAACGATTAAAGATACAGGTACAACAACAGTATCTGCTATCACTAACTCTGCTGGTATAGGTACAGCGGCTGGTTCAATTACAGTATCGGCGTAATAACAAATAATTTATAGGGGCGCACAAGCGCCCTTATATATAATAGTATGAATAACTTGATCTAGGCAAATACCTAGAGTAGCATTCCCGAAAGGGTTAACAGGAGAAAAAAAATGGCAGACAAAAAAGTAACGGCGTTGTCCGATTTAGGTGACAACATAGCAGCAGGCGATTTGTTCCACGTGGTAGATGATCCAACAGGAACTCCAATCAATAAAAAAATTACAAGTGCAGATGTTTTTAATAACATACCTTCTTTCTTAGGTTTAAAACAAGCATCACAAGCAATCACAGCAGATGGCTCTACAGCTACTGCAGTAAATGTAACAACTGCAATTACAGAAATCAATGCAACTTCAGCAACACACGCATGTGCTATGGCTGATGGTGCAGATGGACAAATTAAAACAATCATCAATGTATCGACAAGTGGTACAAACAATGTAGTAATCACACCAGCTAATTTAAGAGGGTACTCTACTATTACTTTGAACGCACAAGGCGAAACAGTGACTTGTTTATTTAAAAATAGTAAATGGAATGTGATCGCAGGTAATGGTTACGCTCTAGCATAATAGATTGGATATTTTATGGCGATTGATGAAAAAACATTATTAGAAGAAAGAAAAGTATTAGAACAAGATTTTAATACCACAAAAGATAAGATAGTACAAGTAGAAAAAGATTTAGGTGCAATGAAAAGTAATTTAAATGCTGTCTATGGTGCTATTCAACAAGTAGATAAATTAATAGTCTTAACGAGAGAAGGCAAAGATGAGAAAAAATCTATGTCACCTGATAAAGAGAAGGCTCTTAATTTAGCAATAAAGTAGTATGAAAAGATTTAAAGAGTTTAGTAAAGACGCTGACATTAAAGACTTTGAAGAAGATGTGATGGGTGAAAAATCACCTAACACAGCTGACGCTATGAAACGACATAAAGCTGGTAAAGCTGGTTTCACAGATAAGGCACATCTAAAAGCAAAGGGATTAATATCTAGAGCAGATGGAACTAAAAAGAAATCTGACAAATACAAATAAAGGAAAAGGAATGAAAACTTTTAAACAACACATTAAAGAAGGCAAACAAGGTAAGTATGGAGCTGGTACCGTAGGAGTTGAAACTTCTGACGCTGTTGAAGACAGTGTTTTAGGTACACAGAATATACATGACCCTGATGTACTAAAAAGAGTAAATGCTTTTGTTGGTTCTGTTGCTGATTGTGAATACATCAAACCTCAATTCGCTTTTGACAAGTTGAAAGAAAAACTTGAAAGAATTGGTTTGACTGTATCAGATGCAGCATTAGAAGGTGACAATGGAAAAATAACAGCTGAAGTGAAACAATTTGGTGGAAGATTTGGTAAAGACACCGATGGTTCTGATATAAATGATGACGGTATATCTCATAAAAAAGAGGGTGGATTAAAGATGGAAATATCTTATGAAACTCTTAAAAACGGAACATCAAAAGTCTACGCTAAATTAGTGTAGTAAATGTTCAAAGAGATTACGAAAGACAATTGGTTGTTGTTTGCTCAAAAACAATACGACAAACCAATATTAAATAGTGAACAAGAATTTTATGATGATCTTAAAAGATTTAAATATCTTAAAAGACTCTTTCGTAAATACAAGATAACTGGTAATATAAAAGTAAGATTGGCAGTCAATCATATAATTGTATTACAAAATGTCTTTGGTGTAGAAGCCGCTATTACTTTACTACTTTTTAAAGTAGATAAATCGTATTGGAGTGCACTAAAAACAATATTAGATTATCTTGGTTATCTCTATCCACATGAACTTGATAGCATCAAGGTGGATAAAAATATAGATGAACTATTGAGAGAACTATAATGGCAAACAGAGCAGTAGATTTAGTTATAACATATAGAGTTATTAAATTACTTGTAACACCTTTTGAAAAACAAGAGGCGTTTAAACAAGGTATAATTGATAAAGATGGAAAAGTTTTAAGAAAATATAGAACACTTAAAACTACAGCTGAGAAAAAATCATACACTATACTTCATAGGTTTGTATTTAATCTAAAAAGAATATTAAGTAAAGTAGGACTTGGTGGAAGACTAGGTACTTTTGCTGTTGCTCTTGCTACATTATTAAGAGAAGATAAAAAGTATGAAGAACACAAAAGTTTAATTGAAAGCGCTGTTATTAGTTACTTAAAAGAAACAAATCAATACGAACAATTACTTACAGAACAAGGTGATGTTATGACACCTGAAGTAGAACAAGATGCACTTTGTAATTGTTTTGGTATTGATGTTTATGAAGTAGATGATAAATTAATATCGGAGAAAGAATATGCCAAAAGATTATAAACAAATGATGGACGAACTCATCAATAAAATGGACGAAGACGCTCCAGCTAATAATACTAGTGGAACAGATATGAATCCTACTGGCGCTAGAATGTCACCTAAGATGATGAAAAGAAAAAAAGAACAAGGTGATGAACAAGATAAAATTTCTAATAAGATTAGCAAAATGGTCAAAGCTAATGAAGATAACAATAATGTTATCTTAAAACAAGTAAATGAAAGTCTATCAAAAGCAGAAGATAAGTCAGACGAAAAACTTGGTCTTAAACAAGATTTAGAGGTTGTTGAGAAAGAATACAAAACTTTTAGAGATAAGTATAATGCCTAAAACATTTTTAGAATATATGAACTATGTAGGTGGATTTGGATTATCTTATGCTCACAGTTCGATTAAACCAATCGCTAGTCTAGGTGACACTCCACCAAAAAGTCATAAGTATGGTAGAGTAGGTGCTGGTGTAGGGTTAAACGCTGACACAAAAAGGATACCTAGAAAGTCTGGTCAAAAGGCTGGTAGTGATAAACATAGTGATTTATATACTGATGAAAACCCTAAAGGTACAATACACGGTTTAGGTTTTATAGATGGAGCAAAGGCTAGACAATCTGTAAGTAAGATAAAAGGTTCTGGTAAGACACATGCTCATAAGATACA